CCATTTGCACCTGTAGCGCCAGGGTTAGTTACTTGCGGCGCTGCAGCAGGCCCACCAACATGTGGCTGAGTAGGCATTCCATTTGCGCCAATAACAGGGGGTATGCCTGGGCTGGACATAACAGAGCTACCAGCTCCGTCAGTTGACCCCTCTTTTCCTACAATAGCGGCAGCATGCTTGGCCTGCCCTTGCATAAACTTTTCAGTGGCTTTTGCGGAGGCCTCAATACCATCGCCATGCTTATCAAGCTTGGCGTAGATATCTACAACAGACTGTAGGTTTTTTAGTTTGTCTGTAAATGCCATGTTGCTACCTCCTTACCTTCTACTTACGGCTCGTGAAAGCCAGTTGTTTCGCTCTCTAAATGAAAGCGCACGAATATCAGATAATGTCCACCCAGTAAATACTCGAGATAGTAGTTCGTATTGGTCCATTAAATCTGTGTAGTTAGAAACGAAACAAAGCGCCAATACTTAGTGGAGTTGGTACAGATTCCCCACATGCCTGACAAGCCTTGCTCACCTCCGAAAGGCGAGGACCCGGGTTACGGGTACTAATATCGGATACAAGCTTTTCTCTATCTGAAATGCTTAGTTTTAACGCGGTGTTTGGCTTAGCAGGAGCCCCGTTAATAGCGTTAATAGCTGCAGATAACAACATAGTTGTTATTTCTGAAGATGTGGTTGATTCAGGGGCCTCTGTAATACGACGTTGAGTCTTACCTGTAGGTAAAGACACGTTTGCAACATCGCCATTTTTTAACGTAACGTTCCAAGTTCTATCTCTAATAGGGTCTTCAAGCGTTATGTATTTAACATCTTCTTTTAGGTTAATTGGCAGTATTTGGTCACGAGAACATTTGGGACAAGTAGCGGCGTATTCAAGGTCTTCACCAAAAGTTACACATCTAATTCCAATTAAAATGCTGTCTCGGTCTCCCGATAGTAGTTTGTCAAAGTCTTCAGTTGCAGGTTCATAGTCTCCAATGCTTACAGTTCCTCTAACTAACAACGCAGTTAAAGCCTTTGACCCAGTAGATGATTTAGCAATAATTTCCTCATCCTCTCCTGTCAATTCTCGGACTTCTGCGGTTGTCAATAAATCACCATTTGCATTGATAAACCCACCAGGTAGTTCTACAAGGGGGTTTGACGGAACCACAGTTTCTACTATTTTTTGTGGTTCCGCCATCGCCGCTTGTGCAATACGGTTGAGTTCGTCTGGATTTACAATTTGTTCTGTTGTCACGATAAGTGCTCCTTTAGTTAAGTGTTATCCCTTTGGACCTGTTGATACAGGCTTGCGGGTTGTAGTTGCGGTAGTTGGGTCAACGTGGAATACAGTCAAACCTTCGTGGACAAGTGTCATTGTTTCAAAGAGCAATGAGTTATCTCCAGCGTTAAGGTCTGTAAATGAAAGCTGGTTAATCCACGCGTTGTGAATCTTGAAGGCCATTTTAGCAGTTGCAACATCTGAAGGGTTTGTGTCGGGATGGTCCATCACATAGATGATGACATCGCAACGGAAATCCTTACCAGTGGTTGAAAGACCGTCTCCAGCTGCTGCCGCAAAAAGACCACGCATCCATTCAATAGCGTTGTCGCTACCAAATAGGGCGCCGTGCTGCATTGCAACTGGCTGGAAGTTAGTCATACCAGGAATCTGGTGCGTAGTGGTGTTGTACCCACCCTCACGATATTGAATGTTTTGGGTTGTAATTGACAAACCAGAGATTGTATTAAAACCTCCAGTAAACCCAAGGATTTTGTCCGTAAATACGGAACCATTGTTTGATGACGTTAGGAACTCTGCTTGGAACCTAAACCCGCGTAACGGGTCGGTAGCATGCGTTGACCAACGCTCTATTTTTTTAGGCATTTTTATTTATCTCCTTAGGCTGTCACAGTAACGGTGGCTCCACCGTCAAACTGACCGATTTTGATTACAACGAATTCAGCTGGACGCTGTAGAGCCACGCCAACTTCGATGATTACTTTACCCTCGTCAATTACGGACAGAGTGTTTAGCTCTCCGTCGCACTTAACAAAGTATGCGCTTGATGGGGTATCCCCACGAAGTCCGCCCTGTGTCCAGAAATCTGATAGGAAAGCTGAGACGGTTGCGTTAAGGCTACGCCATAAAACAGCGTCGTTAGGCTCGAACACTGCATACTGAGTAAGGTCTGTAAGAGCCTTACGAAGGTAAATAAGCGTACGACGAACTGGTACGTAACG